TCATCAAACAGACCGCTAATAATCAGCGAGTCCCAGTATTCACGTAGACTTTTCCCGGTAAACGGTTTCAGTTTTTTGCGGATTCGTCCTTTGGAGGGATTTTATACATTTCGGTAAATACCGCCAGATAAATTTGATTAAATTCGTCGTCGGTATCCCGCGTGTATATATCATCAAAGACAGTTTTAGGCAATGGTTTGCCGTCCATTGTGACAATACACCGTTTGATGCAGGACGTCATAAAATGCAGATTTGCCTTTTCCGGAGGCACACCTAATGCTAAATTGTATCCGGGGAGGTCGTCTTCAATGAGACACATGTTTTTTAAAGAGGGGAGTATTTGATACTCCTCCCCCTTAATTGTCACGAGTTTCATCTAATCACGGAGTCCCTGCGGTATAGTCCGGGGGGGTCTTGCCATCAATCTTAATACTAAAGTTGATTACAACGTTGCCGTCCATTGGCTGACTGCCACCCATGCCGTTTACGTATCCCGTAAACACCCATTTAGACGCGTCCGGGAAAGTGAGAGTCCATGTTTCTGACGCCCCAGTCCCAAACAACCCTTCAACAGTCGCGATGCCGGTTTCAGACTTTGAGACAAGGACACTAAACGGGATTGATCCTCCGTCGATAAGTCCGGCGATATACGTACGCCAAACCCCAGTGCCATAACTCGTGTCCTCAACATCCGAGCGGGTAAACGAATAATCTCCAATTGTCTGTACTCCACCAATCGCTGTGACAGTGGTCGATAATAATGTAGTTGTTTTTCCTAACATGGTTTTCACCGATTTTTAATGGTTTGGAAGTTTATACTAAACTCCCTAGTTTCTCCATTTGATTGTACGATACCCAGATAATACGGGGGAGAAACAGCCCGGATACTCTGGTAGAGTGTGCCGTTTACGGTTGTGTATGTGATGGAATCTAAGATGGTATATAAATTATTACATACCGTCATTCCATCACTGTAAACGGGATTTCTAACTCTGATTTGAAAGGATGGTTTATCTTGGATTGCGGCTCCAGTCCCCATAACCTGTTCTGCGGAATACCCGCCGGTCTCGAAGATAGTTATAGAGGTTTGAGCTTCGGGGATATACCCAAGATTGGCGGTATATCCTGATGTCGTTAGATACGCTTTGATATCTGCTCCTACTGTTGTCATAATCCCATATCCCTCTTAACAGACATCTTCAGATATGGTAGAAACTCGGGTTCTTTGGTCTGAAGTGCGGTCTCTAAAAATTTGGCTTGACCGACATCATGATGAAGTTCGGTCCGTTCGTGGACGTAAACGGAATATGCATTTTCCGGGAGTACATCACGTTCATATCCTACTTCAATTTTCAGACCTGAATTATTATTACTTTCAGGTTTCCCTGTGTATGATGACCCTCGCAAATCACCAGTGTCAATCGGCGTTAACGTCACGGAATACCTCTGGATCTCGCCCCCGAACTCAGTTAATGCAGTTTTCAAACTGTTATTAAATTTGGCTTTGGTTTTGCCCATGTTACTCTTGAACATGTTTGTATCTCCCATGTGCATCCCATCACTCATACAATAACCACCGTAAAACCGTGGGTTCCGTCGCGATTTATAGCGCGTCTAATCTCAAGTGCTGTCATTGTGCGAGTGTTTCCCGTGCTGTCTACAAAGGTTATAGATGCCCCGTCATTGACAGCCATTTTAACCGTTATGCGAGCATATGAATTAAAATCAGCTCCATTTAACCCTAACATACGTTTGGGTTTGCATGATATACGCGCCGCCACATTTGCCGCGGTTGCATAAGTCGGATTGCCCTCGCTGTCTCTGGATGTGAGTTGTTTGACCGTCACTGTTTGATTTAATAATCTCTCAACTCGTAACACCATTTTACACAAACCCACAAATAAATAAGTTTGTCAGCCATCCGCCTACAGCAATAGCAAACACAGAAGCGACAATACCGATAACAGCATACTGACCTTTACTGAACTGTTTATCAGACTCTAAAATCCGGACCCTGCAGTCTACATCATTTATGCGACTATCTATGTTTAGCAAGGTGGTTAATATAGTGTCGATTTTTGTTTCTACTCTTGCCAGTCTGTCGGCGTTTTCGATATCAATATCATCATACATCAGTATACACTCCAAAAATATATGTGCTTTCTGAGTCCTGGTGAGCGACACTATCCAAGCTCATATTTTTGAGAGTGCCCTTTTTGTATGACTCAATCGTCTTAAGATACATCATGTAATATGGTGATGTATTGCCATTATCTGCGTAAGTCACGGAATAATCATCTAGTTTCTCAGATGTGATTCCAATCCCACCAGATAGAGAGTACATCAGATGCGCGATATAATAACACATCGTTTTAGATGCTTTTACCCCTGTCATAGTGGGCGCATCTGTATTTATCTGGTCTAATGCAGTAGCATAATATACTCCACCGGTTGTATCTTCGGTGAGCGTATACTGGGTAATGAGTGGCATGAGCTGGATAACCTCGGCAAACCCAGAGGATACAACACCATAAGCATCAAATGCGTCTGTGTCGTAATCAATCATGTATTTATACTCCAACTTTAATTATGCCTTTAACAAAGATATCGGTCGGACTAGTACTGCCAATATTGGTTATCTTCCACAAATAAACTTTCGTTGGGTCAATGATAGTATCAATTGATTCAGATACACTTCCTGCTATTTTGGTCGCGGCAGGATTCCCGCCAGACGAAAACACAATAGTGTCCGGTCCGTATTTCGTGCCGTCATCGGTTACTGTCGGGGTATGATAAATTAATACATATTCGTCCGCGTCAGCATCTCCGACCAATTGATTAACATTATATGTGTCTATCAATGTGCCGTCTGCTGAGGTCGTCGGGGTAATAAACAGTTCGATTTTAATTTTATCACCGTATGCTATGACCGACATAGACCCATGCAGATTTCCACCAACGGGTTTAAAATGAATATATCTAATATTTGTGGTCGTGATTGGTACGGCAGCAAAATAGTTTGACCATCTGTAAACCTTTCCAGATTCCGCCAAATCGGTAACATCTGATGTGACCGCAAGATACCCGCTTTCAGTGACCGTCCCGACAGCCCCCCTAGAATTTGATGGTATCATTTTCTAATCTCCTCAAAAAAATAGGGGGTTAGGCAATAGTCCATGTAGTTTCTACAACGCCCTGATTAGTACTTGACGCGGTCTGTTCGATGTTGGATTTCGCCGCGCGGAATGCGCTAATCTTGAACATGTCGATTCCAGACTCGTAATCTCTCCACATATCACGTTTGACCGGCCCGGGGACCCATGCACATGCCGGGACTTCAGACGATACAAAATACATAGAGTCTGAATCTACAGTGGTAACGCCACTAGATGCGATGATAGGGATGTTGTAGCCTGGAATCATATCCCCAACAATCGGCGATTTCGGGTCTGAACCGGTAAAGGCAATCTTGTTAATATTTGCGAGGATCTCGGTTTTTGCGGCTTTCGAACAGACAAGAGCGGTGATATTATAATCTCCGATTTTGGTCTCTGCTTCCGAAAGTGCGGCATAGATAGACGTGGTTCTCAGGTTGATAGACGTTCCAGCCTGCGGGGTAAGGTCAAGCGCCGTAACAATCTTCTTGTCCTGCATGGATGCGAGTTTGCGGGCGGCGGCTTCCTGTTCTGCGTTCCAGAGTGGGAGACCATTTGCATCGGTTCTAATCCTCATCTCGTCGGTGATACCGAGTGCCACAATATCCTTTAGGAGGGTCACCTGAATAGCATTATAACCGGCGGTACTGATAGAAGTTTTGACTCCTTCCGGGATATCTTCATGGGCTGAGATTGAGTCCATTGTAGGGATATAATAGTCAAGGTCAGACCCGTCACCCATCCGAGTTACCACGGACGGGATGTTAAGGACTGAGAGACTGTCTGCTTTCTGAATAATTCCGCTTGCCAGTTTTTTAGTGAGAATATCACTTGCGTCCAGCTGTGCGGTTGTCATTACACCATATGCGCTCATAATTTATTTACCTCCTATATTTAAGTTGCCTCTTTGGTCGTAACGGTCATAAGTTCGACGACTGCAACGCCGCCCGCGCCTGATGCATTCTTGCAGATACCAACTACGGCACTAGTTCCGAGTGTGGCAACATCTGCTTTCCCTGCGACGTCAGACACAACGTAATCACCAATAGCAACACCGGTTGCATCAGCGGTGACCGTTCCGGTTCCTTTGACGAGGACTGGGACAACATCGCCATCAACAGACGCCTTAAGGGCAATACCAATGTGTGCCGCTGGGACAACGCCGGCAAGTTTGAAGTGTCCTGCTGTCACAAGTTCGACGAATACGCCCTTTGCGATAGTTCCGTCTGATTCAAGATACCAGATTTCGTTTCCTGGCATGAGAGATTCTCCGGCGGTATAAGTAATACCCGAAAACCCTGTTTTAACTGTAACCATTTTTAATTACCTCACTGAATTTTATAACCGGTTGTTTTCTCGGTTTCTGCGATTAATTTTAATATTGTTTCTTCTGCGTTTGAACACCCGCACGCAGTATTCCCAATAGCTTTCTTGACGGGGGGAATAGTGTTCGTGAACGTCACAAGTTTGACAGCAAACGCCGCCGGGTTAGACTCGAACTCTGCACGGGTTTCTGTTTCCGTCTCTTTCCATGCGGCAGGAAGAGCGTTCAGAAGCAGACCCCATTCAGAATCCTTTCTGACCTGTTCCTTTTCTGCGATAAGTTCGCCGATCTGCGATTTCAGCGCGTCCCGTTCCGCGGTGATGTTGCCGAGTTCAACGGATAATTCCTTAGTAATAATTTCTTTTTCCATGGGTTTTACCTCCTCAGGTTCGTGGGTTTTCTTACCCAGATTATCAAGTTTGGCAATAATCTGTTTAAGAAGTCCATCTGTTTTAGGCTCTTCTACATCTGACATTTTGACTTCCAGATGAGGACTTCCACAATTTAACAACATAGCTCCTTTATCATTCGGCGAGCAATTCAGACACCCATTCCGCTTAAAAAGTAACACATGATAGGGTAACGCTTCACCTGATGTCTCCCGCCCGGTATTTGTGGGTGTAACACCCGATATAATACCGGTCGATAACGATATCTCACCGTTAACTGCCATTATATCAGTCTCCGGGTCATTGATAGTGATATTCCCTAAAAGTTTGGGTTCTCCGCCTTCCGGGATATTAGCTGAGTTAACCCGACCAACTAACCGAAACTCGTCCTTTGGATAGTTGCCACTAAGGACTTCTTCACGTGTCAGATGCCGGATATTCTCAGTTGATACCTTGGATTTGAGAGCAAGAAACACAGGGGCGTCTTTCCATGCGTCAGTATTCCTAAAAGAGTCTACGTTATAAAAGGTTTCAATCTCATCGTTTATATGGGATACGTCCAACCGTTGTAAAATAGCGTTATGGTCGCCCATGTATTATACTTGCGCGCTTGTTATATATATAAAAAATTGTGGTTAGTCTGATAATTTAACTAATATCTTATTATATTGTTTCGGAGTCATCTTAATAGACGGCCCACCCGTTAAGTTGTCGATATCTTCCAGAAAGTTTTTTACTCTCTCACTATCCGGGATATACTCTTTTGGTTCGTCTGTCATTTTATCCCCCCTCCATTATAATACTCTCTGAACTCCATTAATCCTATAGCGGCATGCTTCAGCATAATATATTCTATTGGTGAAACTTTGGGATCGTATAACATATCATGTATCAATTGCACGCATTCTTCTTCCGTCGTTGTATTACCAATCAACTTAAAATAAAGTGTTGTTGTTCTTGTCATTTTATCCCACCTCCCTCTTAATACGCTCTATTTCTTTAGCATACTCCGAGGTATGGGATTTTCTTTGAGATTCAGCCATACATTTCCGTGAGCAAAATCGAGGTAAACAACCTAAATGCTCATAATTCCAATCTATAACTGATTTATTCCTCCTAAATTCAGTCCCACATATCTCACAAATAAATATCTCAAATTGTCCCCCGCGCCCTCCAACTCTAGGGCAAGATGGTTTTGCCACACATATCTTATATTTACGACCTATATTTAGAATCACATCTGTGTTTTGTTCATAACGTAATTTATTATACTCTTTTTTACATTCTTTACACTTGTAATCTAATCCATCTTTCATAGGTTTATTTTTGCCAAATTCACTCAATGGCAATTCCCGCCCGCATGTAGTGCATATTTTAGTTAACTCATCTGTCATTCTTTAACCTCTTCTATTTCAATAAGTCGTATTTCACATGATTTGATCTCTTCACATACTCCGGATGATAAATCTTCAGGGATTTGATGGAACATACAAACCCTTTTGGCGCTCGGTCCTGTGAATGAATTCGAAGACCAGTCATCTCTAGATTGTTCGTTAAATACTCCACATCCCCTCCCATTAAACCTGAAATAAATAGACTCTCGAGGATATTCAGGGTATATCTCCAATTTAACTCCCTCTAATATCATCTTGCATCCGCTATCATATGATATGGTTACATCAAATCTGTATTGATCCTTTAATACATACCCCCATATATTCCCACAATAGATATAATATGTATCCATAAACTCTTTGGGGTTTATCCCTGTGGTGGTCATATTGCCTTTAGATAGATACATCCACCATACAACATTAGTTGGTTCGTCTGTCATTTTACTATCCATATTCTATTAGTCTCAAGAGTAT